CGCACGTGAATAGAATTGTCTGAACTGGAAAGGTACAAGCAGAGCCCATACACGCAAACTTTCTAAGCACATGGTGCTTAGGAGACTTGCGATCGATGGAATTTAAAACCCATCGGGTCCTGCAGGCATGTAGAGCTTCGACGATCGAAGGAGATCGTCTAAAAAGTCGCTCTATTACCCAACAGGATATCCTATCAGAAGCAGACGACAAGTCAATCGTCGCATGACTCTGAGTATGGGAAGCCAGAAGAGCGAGCCTTTGATTATAGCGTTGGTCCTTAATATGGACGCTGTGCTTAATCGAAGAGTCACCTATCCGATCTAGGAAAAAGTCCAGCATCGACTGCTGACACCATTGATGGCTCGTGGGTTCTGCGGCAATAAGCCGTGGGCCTTTGAGCGTCTTTGGAACAGCTACGAGTTTGGACGCAGGTTCGTGAGCAATATATCGCTTATGAACCTCCCCAGATTTGATAAAATCTATCCATGTCAGATAATTGGCAAAGCCATATTCCGCCATGGGGAAGATTCTCTCAAGCTTTAGCGGCCAATTTGGGAAATGGAACTTAAAACCATCTCCTTTGTCCGCTACTGCACCAGGTCCGTGCTTAAAGCCCCAGTCGTAGGGGAAGTACCCTCCGAATTCGGCGCTGACAAGATCGCAGACTCTTTGAAAGGGGTCTGCAATGCCAGCTGAGATACTGGGACTACGCTCCCTCTGATCATGACAATAAAGATCATCGTGATCAAACAGAGGGGCAGGGCTGATGTTATCAACATCGCTAAAATGGCAATGCTGAAGAAGCTCAGTCCTGAATCCGTCCTCCGCCCAGCTTTGGGTCGGCGGTCGAATAGCGAGATCGATTTTGAAGAACTCATCTACATGTTCCCATGTGGACTTGTCGGAAGAGGATACTTTGAACTTCTTCGCCATAGAGAAAAACTGGCGGAGAAGCCTGATAGCCTCTACATCAGGATCGACCTTAAGCGCTCCATTCTTATCGAATACCTTAAGAAACAACCCCTTGAATAGTCTTGGGATTGATTCGCCTTTCCTCCAGGGTGCAAAACCAGCAACCTGGGATGAGGACAGAAGGCCGGCAGAAAGGCATTTGTCAAAATGCTTTCCATACCGTGGGAGGCTT